ACCGAGTGCAGCGCGGCCTCGGAAAACGCATCAGCGACGCTCAAAGGGTCGTCGATGATGATGCGGTCGCCTCGGCTACCCGTCAGGCTTCGGAAGGCCATGGACTCGCGAAAGCCCGTGGCGGTGTTCTCGAACTTCGTCTTCGCGTTCTGGTCGCCGCAGAGTTCGACGCCCCATCGCTCCTGATACCAGTCCGAGGAGATCAAGCGGCGGCACTTGAGGTTGTCTCGGATTGCGAGGTCTTCCTTATGCGCCGTCGTGAGGTAGCGCAGGGACGGCGAGCCGCCCGCGCCCCATTCCCATGCGGGGAAGAAAACGCCCGTAAGGAGCGACTTCATCATGCCCGGCGGGACGTTCATCAGAAGGCGCTTGATCTGTCCGCTGTGGACAGCTTCTAGGTGTTCGCACATCGCATCGAGCGCCCAACCCCACTTGATCGGAGTGGCAGGCTCTAGCACGTGCCATGCCATCTTGCAGAACTCGGACAGGCTGCGCCGCGCAATCTCCTGATCAAGTTCGATCAGTGTCGGGAGTCTCGTCATACAGCAACTCTCTTGCGGCCTTGAGCTTTTCCATGTCGATCGTGGAAAGATCAGGCGTGTCGCTCTGAATCTTCACGGTCTTGCGATCGCCGAAGCGCGAATCATCACGCCACGAAATCTGTCGAGCCTTCTCCTGCATCAACACTTTGAAGGCTTCCACAGTTCCCTTTGGAAAGTCGTCGCCGCTCAACAATCGCGTTTGCAATTCGTTGTTCAGGTTCTCCTGAAGCTCCAGTAGCTCGTCGTTGAACTTCTCGGCGCTTGCTTCGCGCGCGCGCGCGGACTGCAGGCAAAAGTCAGAATTTGTATCTTTCCACCTAAGCAAAGTCTTGGCATCTGGCATGCCTGGCATCTTGCTAATTTGGCGTTCGGACTTGCCTTCTCGGATCAAGTCGCAGATCTTCTCGGCCAATTCAGGCGTGAAGATTGTCGGTCGCCCCATCTTGGAGGCGTTCGGTTTTGATGCCATAGCACCTCCTTTGGAAAGTTAGAACGGCCAGTGTTCGACAATGCTTTCGAGGCATCTCGTCGAATAGTCCAATGCCGAAAAAGCGATGGTCAAGATCGCGCAAACCACGATCGACAATCGCAGAAATCGCCAGTCGCCCGGCACTTGCTTCAAGGGATCGGTAAGCATTTTGAAAACCTTGGTCATCGCGAAATACGCGCCGATACCTGTTAAAATATCTTTCATCAATTCACCAAGTTCCGGTTGGTGGACATGAAGAAAGCCGCATGGGTTGCCTCCCTTGCGGCTTTCGTTTATTTATCGTCTTTGCGCCATAGCAACCTGATTAACTCCGCCAATGCGGCAATCAGCTGCCTGCAACCAAACCCGAGCCCAGCAAGGCCAATTCCGTAGGCGAAGACCTGTCCATAGAGCGGCAAATCTGGATTGCTCATAAAAGCTCCAAGATCGAATTGCGGTAAAATACTCATACGCAACTTGCTCTTTTCGTTGAAGTTGCACAAAAAAGCCGCGAGTGTTGGTAGCACTTGCGGCTTTCGCTTTATTGAGCCTGCTGAACGGGCTTTCCGTCAGAGCCGACAGGAACATAAATGACCTGCGGTTGCTGAGGAGCCTGTGCCGGCTGTTTCGGTTCGTCGTCCTTCGTCATCACGTCGTAGATGGCATTGCCAGCCATCGAGCCTGCGGCGGCACCCATGACAGTCGACCAGAAGCCGCCACCCGAAGAGGTGGTGTTTTGATGAACGGTCTGGTTCACGACGGTAGTGTTTTTCTTCACGACAGTCGTGCGATTCGGGACTGATCTGACAGCAGACGGGCGCGAGAAAGAGCGTCCGCCGAAACCGCGACCACCACGAGCATCTGCGGCGGTAGAGATGAAGAATGCAGCCACAACAGCCGCCAAGAGAATCTTTTTCATGCGTTCAACGTGATTGAGGCGGCAATCCCTGTCGAAAGCAAAGAATGTGGTGGGTAAAGGGGTCACGCGATCGGAAACATGCGAAACGATCACGTCATGTCGAGACCGCCCCACCCGCAAAAGGGGTATAAAAAAGCTCGAACCTTTCGATCCGAGCTTTATTTTCGCTAGATACGACTCTGTCTCCCGACAGGGATTAAAGCCGCACACGACTCGCCTCCGACTGAGGCCAAAAATACTTCATTACACATTATACGACTCTTTTCTCGCGGATGCAATCGAAGATTCGTTTTAGTTCGCAAACTGCGGCGTAGTGGTGGAAGCGGAAGGTATTGCGCCCGAGGTGCAGGCGCTGTTCGATGTCCTCGGGTTCGAGATGCTCGAAGTAGCGTGCGCGGATGACGGCCTTGGCGATCATCGGGAGCTCGGAGGACGTGAAGGCGGTATCGAGGTCGTCGGCGACCTGTTCATTGGCTCGAAGTTCCTCGGCGCTCGGGGTGATGCGCGGTTGGCGCTTCTCGGCGAAGGGGTTAGCCTCCTCTTCCGCGTCCGGGGATCCCTGCGCGAGGCGCATCATCTGCATGATGACGAACGTCGGGGACTTGACCGTAGGGATGCGGCCCTTGCGGCGCAGACTCGCCCAGAGGCGCAGCAGACGGAAGAATTCTTTTTCGATGATTACCATAGGTTGCTCGGCTCAAAGGTTTCATACTCCCACCCGCCGCCGTCTTTCTTGCGGCGCGGGTAGACCACGATCAGGGTCGCCCACTGGTTGAGCTGTGCGCACATCTTGCACTTCGCCTTGGCGTCGTCTCGGAAGATGGCGCGGCTTCCCTTGACCTCATGGAATTCGATCGAGCCGTCTGGCTTGAGCACGAAGAAGTCGGGCGTGTATCGGAGGTCTTGCGCGAGCTTGAGGGTAATCGCTTCGAAGCGGAAGTCAAGGACTTCGCCTGCGGCCTTGAGTGCGCGGAGGTGGTCGCGGTACGCGGTCTCGGTCTTGTTCATCTGCCCGGGCTTGAGTCGACCCAGTGCGAGCAATGTGTTCGCTCTCATCCCCTGATGCCTCGCTTGCTGAAGATGCGGAAGGCCTCGTAGCTGTCACGCCCGAAGCCGTTGAAGAACAGCGGGAACTTCTTCCCGTTGCGCGGGTTGGTTTCGTCGTATGTCCACGCCTCGAGGTTCGAGGACGGGATGGCGACCTTGTAGAGCGGGATGTAGCAAAAGGACTCGTTGGCGAGGTAGCCGTAGAAGTCGATGCCGTGGCGGATCTTCATGCGGCCCGTGTCGGTGAGGGCCTCGCACTCGCGGAAGTGGAGTCGGCAGCGGCGACCGACCTCGGGGAGGTTCGGGCGGGACTTCTTCGGGTTGATGACGGTATGCCAAGCGTCGGCAATCCTGGTCGTCGGAATCATCGGTTTTGCTCCTGTTGGTCTTTTCTTGCTTTGAGAATCCCCACCGCCTTGATGCGGAGGTCTATTCGCTCCTGTGGCGCTCGTTCGTAGAACGCGCACGGGGGGCGTAGTTCGGTAATGGCCTGAAGGACGTTCCACCGCCCTCCCTTGTGCCCGACCGCGTCGCAGTAGCCCTTTTCCTCTGCGAAGAGCCACCGGGGGGTGCGGTCGGATCCCGCGAGGTAGGCGCAGTCGATGCATCGGATGGTGTTGATGAATCGGTCGCCGAAGAGCGGACGCGGTTCCTTCGGGCCGGTCGGCTCTTCCTCTTTCGGTCGTTTCCACCTCATCGGTCCGCCTCGAAGAAGTTGAGGAGGAGGACGAAGGGCAGTGCGACGATGGCAGCGATGGCGGCGACGGCGATCACCACTGGGCAGGCAGCGAGGAGGAAGAACAGCGCCACGACGTTCACGATGACGAAGAACGGAGCGAGGAGTGCGGAGAACAGGTCTTTCATGGTTCGTAGTTGTGGGTTACTGGGGGTTGTAGCCGCCGTTTTGCAGGATGTGCGCCACGGCGTCACGGTGGAGAAGGCGCGCGTCGGCAAAGGTTGGGAGCTTCCATGACGCGACGGGTCGACCGAAGCGCACGCAGGAGACGGGGGCGAACCACCGCCCGGGCTTGATCGACGTGGTGACTTCGCCCTCGAAGTCGGTGCTGTGAACCTCCCAGAAGTCCCCTCCCTCGACCACGATGGCGGTCTTGAGTTCGTCGGCGGCGTCCGTGGTGCTGACGATGAAAGCTGTGCTCATGGGTTGAATGCTCCTCGTTGGATGGAACCTACGGCGGCGTCATGGACGGCCATGCCGTGAGCTGCATCCCTGCTGTAGCGGACTGCTATGGTGCGCTCGCGCACGATCTCCGCTCCCGTGGTTTCATCGGACATGGGGCGCACCTCTCTGCACGGCCTGCTCGACGAGTGACTCATGGTGGGTGAAGGCAAGGGAGCGCTCCGCGAACTTGTAGGCGCGGCAGTACTCGAACGTTGCCTGCGTGAGGTCGGTCGGGTCGTCGCCCAGACGGCCCTCGGCGTAGGTCGTGAGGTAGGCGGTCGAGCCGAAGAGGGGCATCGTGGTGATGCGGATCACCTTGCGTCCGAGGAACGTGTGCAGCGTGGTCGTGAGCGACATCGTGTGATGCGACTTGGAGACGACGCGGGCTTTGGTGTCGGGTTCACTCATTGCTTTCCTCCTTCTCCGGCAAGAGGCGGCACTTGCCGCATCGCTTTTTCAGTTCCCGGTTCCCGATGAAGAAGCCGAGGATGAAAATGACGAGCATGGCCAAAATGAGCTCGTCGAGCTGTTGCGTGGTCATTCGTGACACTCCTCGAAGTCCTCGTTCGTGAATTCCACGTCGAAGGCGTGGGCACTGGCCGAGTCGGTCTCGGGCACGGTGAGCGTGAAGCGGAAGCGCCCCTTGGCGTCCGAGCAGTAGCTCGAGCGGTAGTTGGCGATGTCAAGCGCACGGAAGACGGTGTACGCCCAGACCTCCTCGCGGACGTTGTGCTTGAGGAAGTCGTAGACAGAGGCGCAGGTTTTGAGGCGAAGCCCTTTCATTTCGCGTCCTCCTCGTCGGCGAGGTCGTCGTAGTGGACGGCGAAGGAGAACGCGGCCCCACTGATTGAGTGTTCGGCGGGAATGGTCACGGTCACGGAAAGGCGCAGACGGGGTTCGATTGTCTCGTAACGGTCGACGACGTACTGCTCGACCTCGCGGATGATCTGCTCGCAGGTTTCTGCGTCCAGTGCGTTGATTTCGATCAGGCGACGCAGCGGAGATTCGGGCGGGAGGTATTTCATGGGCTTGCTCCTCAGAAAAGTTTGGTCGGGTCGTTGGTTCGGTTGGCGGAGACGCGGCGGAAATCGGTGGTCGTGCAGTCCACGTAGGTCGCGCACTCGTGGACGCGAGAGGCGACCAGATTGCCGACGAAGGCATCGAATTCGGACGGCTTCCCGTCCCTCTCACGTATCGACAGGTTCGTGACGATCAGGGTCGGACGGTCGTTGCGATAGCGGGCGTCGAGGATTCGCGTCAGGAGCTTCGACTCGAACGTTGTCGGGTCGGCGGCAACGTCGTCGAGACACAAGATGTCGATGCGGGACAGGTCGGCGGTGATCTTGGCTTCGGTCGTTCCGGATTCGTTCGAGTAGGTGTCCTGAACGGCGCGCACGAGGTCGAGGCAAGCGACGAAGCGGACGGTAAGGCCCTTGCATTCGCGCAGGCTGTTGAGAGCCGCACAGGCCAAGTGCGACTTCCCAGTACCCCACGAACCCGAGAGGATCAGCCACGGGGTCTCGCCGGCACTAACGCCCTGCGACCATGCGCAGACCTTCTCGAAGGCGGCGGCCTGAACGTCGTCAAACGGCATGAAGCCAGACAGGGTTGCCTTGGCGAAGCGGCGCGGGATTGCGGCGGTCTGGGCGAACAAAGCTGCGTTCTGCTCTTCTGCCTTTCGGTGAAGCAGGCGGTTTTCCGCCATGCCCTCAAGCGCTCCTTCGGTGAAGGGCACGCCCTTCTCGGTGAACTCTGCGCGCAGGGCCTCGATCTCGCGCACAAGGGCAGGATCCTTCTTCGGAGGAACCTGGGGGGCCGTGCCCTTGCGTTCCGCCGCGATGGCGGTGAGTCTGGCGAGGATTTCGGAGATTGACTTGGTCATACGTTCTTATCCGTCTTGGCAAAAATAGCGGTCATCGCCTGATACTTTTTCTTCAGCGCCTCTCGTTCCTCAGGCGTGTAGAGAGGCGGCGGGTTTGTCGGCGTCTGAGTCGATACCCATCCCGCCTGCGGGTCAGTGCTACGGCGTGCGGGTGTGTATGACTGGCTCTGCGGTCTGCTCTTGGCGAACTCTTCGGCCTTCGTCGTCCAAGTTCTCCAAGCAGCCAGCCAATTGCTGAACTTGTTGTCCTTCGAGATGTGGAAGTTGACGAACTTGGTGAACTCCGTCTGAGCGTTGATGCTTGGGTGCTTTGCTTGTGCGTACTCAAGGTATTCAGGCGGGATGGGATCGTCAGGAGAGAATGGGCAGCTTGTCTTTGGCTTGGCTCTTGTCGCCTTCGGCTTTTCGACCTTTTTACCGTCGTTGGTAAGATGGTCGGTTTCCCACGGCGCTTGCGCGGGCAAGCTATTACTTGTTCCCTTTACTTGTTTAATTACTTGTTCATTTACTTGTTCGGGTGTAAGTTTTTGCAGGGGTCCCCTGTAGGTTTTTAC